TTATCTGGTCAAACAAAAACTCCATTGGTTTATTCAACACCAGCAACAATGGATGCAACAAGTGGCACATCAACAACTGGCAGACCAAGTACATTTACAATTTTAGGAGATACAATTAGATTCTCTCCAAAACCAGATGCAACTTACACAGCTAAAATGAATTATTTTAAAAAATTCCCAGCTTTAACTTCATCAGTTGCAACAAATTATATTCTAAAATCTCACCCAGCAATTTATTTATATGGATCATTGTTTCATGCAGCAAACTTTTTAGGTGGTATCAATCCACAACAAGTCCAAGTTTGGCAACAAATGTTTGGAACTGCTATGGAACGACTTGAGTTAAACGATAGAGAAGATGAATACAATGGAAGTCCTTTACAAGTAAGAACTACAACATCAGTAGCTTCTCCATTTGTTTCAATTTCTTAACAACAGGAAAAAAAAATAATGCAATTACCTTTTGGCGAATGGTTACCAGATCAACCATCACATCTGAATCCAGGTGCAACTGTAGCGACTAATGTTTTTCATGCTGCTACAAGTTATAAGCCTGTAAAAGGCTTAGTACCTTATAGTGGTACATCAAATGTTTTACAAAATGCTAAAGGTGCAAGAAGTTTTAGAAATAATGAAAACACAGTTTTTACTTTTGTAGGAACAGCAGATACAATTTACCAATTAGCATCAGGAACTTTTGTAGATAAAGGTGCAGGTGGATTATTTTTAAATACTGCTAAAGCATCATGCACAATTACAGTTTCAAATTATGCAAATATTGGAGCTGGAAAAACTATTACATTAAAAAAAAATGATGGCTCAACTGTTGTCTTTACATCAACAGTAGGCACAGCATCAGGAACTCAGTTTAAAGTAGAAACAAGTAATAATACTACTGCATCAAATTTAAGAGTAGCTATTAATGCTAATGCTCACTTTACAGCAACAGTATCAAATGCAGTTGTAACAGTTACAAGAGCAGCAGTAGGTAGATTAAATTTAACTAATGTTTCATCTGATACTGTAAAATTAACAACAACAAATTTTATTGGTGGCACACCTTTATCAGGAACTGCTACCGACTACATAACTTTTACTCAATTTGGTAG